AATAGTAGTTGAGATTGACGGTGTTAAAAGCCTTATCAATCTTGACGATCTGTACCCATCCATCAAGGACTGGCACAGTGCCGCTGAGTTTGCCATGAAGATGGCACGTGAGGCAAACCCTGACGCAGTATGCATTGACTTCCTTGAGTGTGGTGAGTACGAGCTAGAAGGTTACGAAGGTATACCTTACATACATGAAGCACCCTTTAGAGTACAATGATATTCCATTTGTTTGCACCTATGACTTGCTATCTGGCACTGCCATTTATAATAGCTATAGGTGTGACATTTGGGATACATAAAGATAATATAAACATACCTGTTATTTATTTAGTTACATTACAAGTGTATATAATAGGTGTAGTTATACAAACAGTTAAAAGGAGAATAGCTAATGGAAGCTAAGATAAAACTAACTAAGACCATGCTCAACAAGAGCATAATAGATGCCAACAAATCTGTGCAACAGTTTCTAACTGAAGAACTAGAGCATACGTTTGATGAGCTAGATGCAGGTGAAAAGATGCCTTGGAACTCATTGTATGAGGACAATACCCCTACAACTGTTACATTCTACAAAGCCAAAGGCAGAGGTGACAAACGTATTAGCATCAAGAACTTGCGTAAGTTTGCAGCAGAGGGAGACACTGTGAAGCTACGTTCAGAGGTTGTGATGATTGAAGATTGCATCTTTGAGGTACGTGTAGTAGTGTGTAAAGAGGAGGCAGCGTGATGATGTACGTATTAATATGGATGCAGTTGTTCAGTACACAGACAGTGGAGCACTACCAGTTAGGTAGCTATGCCACACTGGAAGAGTGCCAGATACAACTGAGTAAGGCAGCTAAGATGATAACACACAAGTCAGAGACAGTGGCTTGTTTAGAGGTAGAGACACAACAGTGAGACTATATAAATCAAGCAAGGGTCAGTGGGTAGGCACACAACGTGACGCACAGAGATACTTCCCAAGAGACTGGGAAGAAGCAGAAGTTCCTGTATCTAAGGAGTATCTCATTGAGTTCCTAAACGTCCACAAAGTAGGGGCATATTCACAGTCTCCACCACCACAACAACCAGTGATGACTGCACCTGACCCAGAACAGATAGACCCAGAAGCATACAGTTGGGTGTCATGGGCGTATGAAACCCTAGCAAGGGGAGACAAGGCAGAGGCACTCAAGATGTTAGAAAAAGGTTTAAGTAAACAGAAGGAGTTACAAAATGTATGAAGCATACTTCCAAGAAGAACTACCAATTGATCATATGCCTAGCCTAGATCATTGGGCGAGGCTTGTGGCTGATGATGACATAAGGACAGGATACCACACCAGTTGGGATCATGCTTATGAAAGTTATTGGATATCACTAGATGAAGAGTATAACTACAGCTACGAGTTAAAAAATGATAGCTGAGATGCTTACATGCATTGCACTCAACGTGTACTATGAGGCACGTAGTGAGCCATTGGAAGGACAGTATGCAGTAGCTCATGTTGTACTCAATCGTGTAGCAAGTCCAAAGTTTCCCGATGATGCATGTACGGTGGTGCAGCAGGGTCTGGAGAAGGGATTGGGTAGATGCCAGTTCAGTTGGTACTGTGACGGTAAGTCCGACACACCCAAAGAGAAACGAGCATGGCTCTACTCTCAGCTTGTAGCACACAAGGTAGTGCATGGGTATGTCAAGGACAATACCGATGGGTCTATCTACTACCATGCTAATTATGTCAGACCATTCTGGAGTAAACACTACGACCACACTGTGACTTTAGGGTCACACATATTCTATAAGGAGCTTATCGTTACTAGTACAGGGAAGGGTGATATGATATAAGATAGTATCAGTTGCCTATATAACAAATGAAAAGGAGAATTTATATGCCATTCGATATTCCAACACACTTAGACTTTGATGTAGAATTTGAACCAACAAAGATGCATGACAAGAAATATGTTATAAATCAAGACACTGGCGATTATCTTGGTATCGTAGGTGAAGGGTTCAAGTGTGCGTCACACGGTGACTTCTACCGTAATATGTATGATACAATTACAGAGGAGTTAACAGACGGTGACCTTGAGAACGCCAATTACAGGTGGTCTACTGCACGAGGTGGGGCATGGTCTATGCTCGACATTACTCTTCCCGACATGCAAGTACCCATCGTAACAGATAAGATGGAGACTAGCATTGGTAATCGTATCATTGCTTTGCATGGTGTCGATGGGTCATGCAGTAACCAAGTATTCTTTGGGGCTATTGATTTCTTCTGCACCAATGGTATGATACGTGGTGAGTTTGATAAGATACGTAGGAAGAATACCTCTGGTTTTTCTTTGAGTAGCTTTATATCAGAGCTACAACGAGCACGTACTGACTTCTATACAGAGGCCGCTAAGATGCAAGTGTGGGCTGAGACTTCTACAAAGCATGTGGATATCAAGTCACTGCTTGACGATATGATAAAGTCTGATCGCAAGTCAGAGAAGATGTACCAATTGTACTGCCATGAGGTATCACAACGTGGTCACAACAAGTGGGCATTGTACTCTGCGTTCACTAACTATGCTTCCTATGCCGATGAACGTAATGGTTTCAACCTACGTAACACTGGCAATGACACACAGGCAATCAGCATGTGGTCACGTGAGCAAGAGGTATCCAAGTGGGTATCAGATAAGAAGTTCGTACAGTTGGAAGCTGCTTAATGGTAGCACTGCCTAGATTTGTACAGCAACGAGTGTCACTTTCGGGTGACACATCGTATCGCTTTAACCCACCACAGAAACTTGTCAATGCAGGTGTCGTGTCACGTGAGGAGTTAGGAGATGACTTGCGTATAAGTAAACAGCTTGCCAAAGAGTTAAATAAACACATAGATGAATGGAGAGTTGAACAGTCAAAGGTTGTAAACATCAAGCCAAGCGGCAAGGTTACTGACCTAATTAACTTTTACTATTCATCTAATGATTTCAACATGTTACGTGACTCAACTAAGGTAGACTACAGATACTTTCTGACAATTCTACATCAGACAATGGGCTATCGTAAGTACAGAGATGTTACATCTAAGATTGCCAAGGCTGCGTATGAGGATTGGGTGTCACGTGGAATTAGCTTTGCTAACCATACAGCTACCTGTGCCAGTAGGGTATTCAACTATGCAATCCAGATGGAACATGCAGAGCAGAACCCTTTCGGTAAGATTAAGCGTAAGCAACAGACGCAACGTAAGGTTGTATGGTCACACGGAGAAGTCAACAAGTTCCTTGATGTGGCATACAGTGACTTTGAGTACCGTAACTTAGGGCTGATTGTACACATGGCATACGAGTGGTGTCAGAGACTTGGAGACATGCGTAATCTTACATGGGATTGCCTTGACCTCAAGAAGCAACAGCTTACTATGGAACAGAGCAAGCGTAGGGCAGAGGTGTTCTTACCCATCAGTGATAATTTAAATCACATGTTGTTAGAACAGAAAGCTGACTTTGGTTTTCAACAGTGGGTAGTGCCTCATCCCAAGCCAAGGTCAGGTAAGTTTGAACCGTATGCTATGGAAAGACTGTCCAAGGTTGGACGTAAGGTAATGAGACTGGCTAAACTGTCAGAGGAACTACGCCTTATGGACATACGTAGGACTGGGGTAACACAGATGGTTGATAAGGGTGTGCCATTGCCACAGATTATGGCAGTGACAGGACACACACATGTGTCTTCTGTGAAACCATATATGAAACATACGTATGACTCTGCAAATAATGCCTTGACACAGCGTGATACTTATGTACAATCGAGTGTAACGAGTAACATTGAAAGTGATATATAATGAATATAAAAGAATACATAAGTGATTTAGATATTAGTAATGGTAATACTAAACGTACTAACTGCCCTGTATGTGGTGGAGTAAAGACGTTTACCGCTACTAATAATATGGGTCAGCTTATGTGGAATTGTTACAAGGCAGGTTGCAGTGTATCTGGTGGGTCACGTGTTCATCTAACTACCGATGACATACGTAGCTCACTAGGCAGTGCAGCGCAAGAGACAGAGGCAGTGCCATTTCAGAAACCTGAGTGGATAGTCAAGAGTTACATTCGTATCAAAGACTTCTGCTACAAGTGGAGACTGTGGTCTGTGGAACAAGACTTGTTGTATGATGTAAAAGAAGATCGTGTCGTATTTCCTGTGGTACATAACAATATCATGGTGGACGCAACAGGTAGAGCACTAGGAAAAAAGTTACCTAAGTGGAAAAGATATGGAAAAAACCCCTTGCCATACGTATCTGGATGTGGTAGAACTGGGGTAGTCGTTGAGGACTGTGTGAGTGCAGCTATTGTAGGTGCGACAGATGGTTCTGGATGCTCAGAGGGTGGCGTATATGTCGGGGTAGCAGTGTTGGGTACGTCACTCTCTGAGGTACATAAGAAGTACTTATCACAGTTCGACACGATTATTATTGCACTTGACCCTGACGCATTACCAAAGACGCTGCAATTTGCTAAAGAACTACGAGGTTATGTAAACAATGTAAAAGTTTTACGTTTGACAGATGATCTTAAATACCGTAACCCTACCGACATTAGAAACTTAAACACACTAGGAGAAACATAAATGGAATTATCATTAATACGAAGCTTGATGGATAGAGAGTTCTACGATGACCATCGTGGTGCTAAATGCCCTGACAGATTATTCAGTAAAGATGTACGCAAGATCAAGCAAGCCATCGACAAGGCTATGGATCGTTATGAGCGTACAGTTACACCAGATGAGATTGAGGCATTGTTCATGTCAAACAATCCCACCATGACAACAGCACAGAAACAGGCGTATGGTTCTTTGTTTAACCAGATCAAACGTGAGTCACCTATGGGTGGTGACGTAGCACAAGAGGTGCTGTCTAAGCTGTTCCAACAGGTAGTGGGCGAGGACATTGCTAACCTTGGGTTTGACTACGTGAATGGTGACAAGAATAGTCTCGAACCATTACGTGATTTGCTTGAGCGTTATGGTGATGACTTCACACCAGACTTACAGATTGAGTGGGATGACATTGAGATTGACACATTGCTCAACATGAATGACCTTGAGTCACAGTGGTCTTTCAATGTACCAAGCCTTACTCGTAAGATAGAGGGCGTTAATGCAGGACACCTGATTGAGGTGGGTGCTAGACCTAACACAGGTAAGACATCCTTTCATGCCTCTCTTATCGCTGCCCCTAATGGCTTTGCCCATCAAGGTGCTAAGTGTGTTATACTATGTAACGAGGAAGCCTCACACCGTGTTGGTGCTAGATATCTTACAGCAGCTACAGGTATGACAATACAAGAGGTCAAGGCTAATCCTTCCAGAGCACGTGATGCTTACGAGCCAGTCAAGAAGAACATCAAGATCAAGGACGCAAGTAATCGTGACATGGCATGGGTAGAGTCAGTATGTAAGTCGTACAAGCCTGACATTGTAATACTAGACATGGGTGACAAGTTCGCTAGGACTGGTGGCTTTGCTAGACCTGACGAGGCACTGAAAGCTAACGCTATCTATGCCCGACAGATTGCCAAGTCTCACAACTGTGCTATCTTCTACATGTCTCAGCTATCTGCTGACGCAGAGGGTAAGGTACTACTCAACCAGAGTATGATGGAAGGTTCACGTACTGGTAAGGCAGCAGAGGCAGATCTAATGGTATTGATTGCTAAGAACCCAGTGGTTGACGGTCAAGAGGAAGAGGACACACAACGTCATCTAAACGTGGTCAAGAATAAACTGAGTGGGTGGCATGGTGTTGTTCACTGTGAGTTGGAATACAAGACAGCGAGGTACACAGTATGATAGACGTAACATTAATAGATAGCATGGGTAGTGACCTTACTGTGGTAAACTCTGCTCGTGTTAGCTTCAATAAGAAGAGTGAGTGGGATGAAGACAATACACTTACAGTAAGTGATGGTATCCTTATATCATATCTTGCACGACACAAACACATGTCACCTTTTGGTCATTGTTTTGCTACGTTTCATGTCAAAGCACCTGTATTTGTCG